GTCAAAGGTCATATCATTATAGATAGATAGGTCATGATAGTTATCTGCCTTATAACCCTTGGTAGTCCTAAACAATTTGAGTGTCATCATGATTTGTCCTACTTGATATGGTCTTAGTTTTTTTTTTAAATTCGGTGCTAATATTAAGGTAAATAGCTCTGCAAGTATAGTAAAATTGTATTGGTAATCACCATAATCTTTCTGACGATCAGCTACAATCTTCTTCTTAATCTCTTTTTCTAAGTCTGTAATTTTCATATTGTTTTAAAGGCGTGGCAGAAGAAAACAAATAAGAGGGAGCATTACCAGAAAGGGAAAGAGGTAATATGATTCGCTACTCAAAAAAACTTCCACCACACCATTCAACCACAATTAGTAATTGTAGTTATTTTTGTTATAACCTGATCCTTGACCTTTTGCAAACCTATCGTTAGGTGCAAAAGATTGCTGCGGTCCTCTCGGCTTTGCAGGTGCTGAACCAGTATTTGATGGTGTCAAGACAACATTGATAATTCCTGTGGGATTACCTTGTTCATCAAGATCATCAAATCCTGCTTGGTTGTACCAACTCTCTCCAATCTTTACTCCTATCCTCCAGGTTTTACCCTCTGGTGATTTTGGATTTATTGGTGCAACAAAAGATGGTCTATTATCTCCTGCTTGTTTGTCGGCATTGTGCGTAAGTTTTATATATATCTTATCACTCATATTATATCACTCCTTGTGTGTTTAGTGTTGTTTCCTTAGTCTTATATAGATCATCTAATTGTCTATACACTCTAAGGTGTTTCTTCATAGCAAGATTAAAAGCATCTTTGTATTTATAACTTCTAAGTTTTCTTAGCTCATAAATACTTTGTGCATTTTTAATATCGTTCTCGATATTATTTATTGCTACTGCATCATGATTGTTGTCATGCTCTGTACCACTTGGTTGTGGAATATTGTTAGTTGTTTTAGAGTTTGCCTTGAATGGACTAGCTTTATACCCATCATCATTGTCTAAACCTGTCTTTAGATTTAGTGCATTTAAGAAAGCATACTTCTTGGCATAAGACATACCATTACCTGTACCAAACTTATCTAGGTTTCCCATTGCACTACATCCTTCAATATCTATATGACTTGTTGGATCTTCAATGTCATGTATCTTCATTGAACAAGTAACCATGATAAAACTTTCTTTAACATAGTTAGTGTAAGTACAAACAGGATATAACCCATTGTTTAGTAATGATTCCATTGCAACCTTTTGTACCTCGTCATGTTGTAATGGATTGAAGTGCATACCAGGAACTTTCTTTCCTTTTGCAACACCTCCAGCTTCACAAGCTGCCTTATGTAGTTTTTGATATATGTTTAGTTTCATGTGTCTAATCCCCATAGTTGTTTGATTTGTTTTTTTTGGTCGTCTATTAAATCCCTATAATAAAAAGGATGATTTAATTCTGGTGGTTCAGCAAAGGATGATAGCTTTTGTATATCACCTTTACAGAATATAATTAGTTGTTCCCATGATTTTAATCTTTGAGTTAATAAATTGTATTGGTGTTCTAAATAATCTGATCGTAGCATATCGTGAGTGTCATCAAATATTCTGTACTCATTTTCATTTACATAAAACAAAAAAGGTTTTTTCTTTGTGCAATGAAAATAAAATGATAACTGACTAACGTGCATTGGGTCAGGATCGTTTGGAAGCTGCGTTGATGCCATGTAATATTCATCCTTACCTCTCTTCTTTTTGATTGTAGGTGGTTTTGTTTTTGCTTCACCCACTAAATGATTTGAAATATAATCGCACCTACCAATAATATCTATGAGCATATCCTTATCTTTGCTAGACACATATCTTTCTGCTACTAACTTTTCATTACCAAATATTTCTTTAACAGCTTTCTTCATGTTCTCGATTGTTGGATGTGCAAAGCTAATCATCATCTCTCTTGCTAGTTTATCTTTAGCATCTACTGGTGGACTATTCTTATCTATTGCGTCTAGCTCTTGTTGAAATATCTCGTCATAATTTTTGTTCTCTAATGTAATCTTCTTGTCGCCTTGATATAAAACTTCACAAGTTAATCTTTGAGCTGTGTTGTTTACAAGATTACCGAATGGTGCTTTGTATCTAATCTTAAATGTTCTTCTTATCTCTTGTGGTAGAGAATAGTTAAGTACAAATCTAGTAAAGTTTTGTGAGCTACTGGGTGACCAATGGTCTAACCCTTGACCACCATTAAAGTTTTTAAAGTATTCTTTCATTTGTTTTTTCCCTTTCGTTTTCCACATAGATATAGGTTAAATAACTTCTTGTCAAACCTTTTATATGCTATATATACAACCTATTAGTATAACAAATAGGAGGAAAATGACACTTGCTGAATGGCGAAAGAAACAAGGTATATCACATTATACATTAGGAACTATGCTTGGAATAAACTCAATTAATCCTGCAACAAATAGTCAAAGGATATGTCTTGAGAGTAAAGAAAAAAGATTTCCACGACCAAAGATGGTTGCTAAAATTTTAGAAGTAACAAAGGGTAAAGTTACATTACAAGATTTATATGATGCCTGGTGGTCTTATGAAAAAAATAAATAAGTTTAAATACAAACGAGTAAGAATTTATTGGCAGGACATTGTATCTAATTCAGAATGGATGACACTTGAGAAAGCAAAGGATCAAGTCTATTCCTGGTGTGAGGACACAGGTTATTTATTATACAAGGATCAGAAGAAACTAATTATTTTTGCATCACATAGTTTTGATGATGATGGTACACTAACAGTTGGCAACACTACTACATACCCAAGATCAGTAGTTAAAAAGATAGAAGTATTAAATGACAAACGATAAAATGTTTGATGAGATAGGTTGTCCTGATGAGCTAAAGAAATGTAAGGAAGAAATTAAACGACACAAAAAGCACATAGAAAAACTATCCAATCAGTTGCTAGACCTTGAGAGAATAATAGAAGAAAAAGAAAACGAGATATTAATAATTAAAAATAGATAGTGAGATACGCTAAACATTTTGATAAGGACCTATACTCTAAGTGGCATAGGAAGTATGAGGGTATTGCTATGTGTGATATAGATTCAGTTGAAATATGTCGTAATAAAGGTTGTTGGCAACCACTCGCTTTGATTGAGCATGTCTATGATACAGGTAATTATAATAAGTACACTAATGTAATTAAGTCTTTGGGTAAAGCTGCAAATCTGCCTGTATTTTTAGTGTTTTATAAAAAAACGACCCAGGATAGCCTAACCTTTAAAGTTCAGCGTCTAAGCACCACCAATGGACCTTTAAACGCTATGTCTGAGGAAGAATGGGTCTCTGTTTTACGAGACTTGCAGGACCAACATAAGAAAGTATGTAAGTATGAACGTAAGTAGAGGTTTCTTACATATTACATATAAGATTTATCATCATCTTGATAAACTAGAGGGGGTTCATAAATCTAATTGCTTAAATGTTTTCTTATCTGTGATGAAATATGCTTGGAAGAAAAATGGATATGAGGCAAGATTAAGGCACGAAACTATACATAAAGATACAGGTCTATGTAGAACTACGATCAAGAACTGCTTATCCACCCTTAATAAATTAAATATTATTAAATCTTTTAGAGGTAAATCTGGTAAGACTTATATTGTAAATGAGGTATTTTTAAGAGCTGAAAAATTATATGAACCAACCAAGATAGCCACCTCATTAGCACAAGATAGCCACGACACGTCTACATTAATAGAAACATTACCCATTACTAATATAGATATATTAATTGGTAAGTATAAAGGTGATAAAGATAGAATGATAAATGAATTAGCCACTCTACCCCTGCCTGACCTTATAGGGGATACAAAGAATGTCTATTATTGTAAATTAGCTATTGAGAGAAAAGAGGAACTGGCTCGTCAAAAAAATTTAGTAGATCCAAGAATAATACAGAGGGAATTGAGCAAGATTACAAAGGAAAAGAACTTCGCTTATAAAAGAAAGAAAGAATATAATATAAGAAATAATTTAGATTACAAGGGGAATCCTATTGGCAAAAATAAAGATTAGATGTGAGGCGATTGCCAAGCACTCAGGTAAGAGGTGTAAATGTAAAGGTCATTTCGTACCTACCTCAAGAAGAATGTTATGTCCTTATCATAAAGGTGGTAAGTCGTGGGATAACAAGACTAGAAAGTATAAAGGGTTATACAAGAATGATAATATCAATATACAAAACAAGATTAATATATTAAAAAACTTAAAGAACTTTAAACATAAAACAGAAAATGAAATCAAAGAGTATATCCTCCAAGAAAAAGAACGAGCTAACTCTCAACGATACCGAACAAAATACTATGCTCGGTCATTTAGTAGATGGAACAACAGCTTACGAGGTAGCAAAAGAGTTACAGATCAAATTGAAAACTTTATACGATTACTTGGACAGAAACCCAAAGTTTAAAGATAAATTTAACAAAGCTCAGGAACGAGGAATCAAGACTTTAGTTGAGAAGATGTGTGTTGTTTTTAATTCTGATGTCAAAGAGCTTACCAATGAAGAGCTGCTATTTTTAAGAGAGAAACAAAACTGGTTGAAGTTTGTAGCTCCAAGATTAAGCTCATTGTTTGTTGAACAAACCAAGCAAGAGGTTAAACAGGACACTACTTTAAATATAAAATGGGAGTCTGAACCTGATCTGATTGATGTTTCTGCTGATACAATCTCTGATACTTCTGATAGTAAAGACCTTTAGCACTTAAAATATTTAAGAGAGTCAGCTTTGCTAACTCCCTTAAATTTTGTTGTTGTGTTAGTTGTTTATTCATTTAAAATATTATAGCT